GATTCTTTTTTAAATGGAATCAGAAGGGACTACCATGAAGCTTTAAAGGCTAAGAAACCTTTTGCTTGGGATGTTTTAGAGTGTCCTGCTACTGAGGATGGGACATTAGAGGGTAAGCCTATGTGGGAATCTCGGTGGTCAACTGAAAAACTGAAGCAGAAGTATCAGTTTTATTTAAATACGGGACGACCATCTAAGTTCTTTCAGGAGTATATGAACAAGGTTCGTGCTCCAGGTGATGAAATCTTCAATGAAGAGGACATTAAGAACGCTTATTACACAGGTTTCTTGAAATGGGATGAAGGTAGAGGCAGTTGGTACATTCTTATAGACGAAAAGAAAGTTTATGGGAATATCTACTTTGGTGTGGATCCGGCAACATCTACTGAGTCGAATAGGGATTACTCTACTATTGTTGTTACGCTGGTTACTGAGGAATATGATTATTATGTAATTAATTACTTCCGTGAGCGTGTTTTGCCGATGGATTTGGCAGAGAAGATTTTTGAATTTTACAAGCTCTATAAACCTGTAAAAAGGGTAAATATAGAGACTATTGCCTATCAGGAGATGCTTCGTGACTATATGTGGCGTGAGTCAAAGAAACGAGGTGTTTTCATTCCTGGTCTTGAGAAGGGTATAAAAGGATACGGAAAGACGAGTAAGAAGGACAGGTTATTTGAGGGATTACAACCGATGTTTAAGATGGGGGCAATACATCTTAAAGCTTCGCAGATTGAGTTCCTAAATGAGTTGCTTGCTTTTCCTGCCAAGACGGGAGCGACAGATGACATATTGGATGGTTTTTGGTTATCCACTCAATTCACATCTGGTTTCCAACGGATAGGCGGTAAAATAAGAAAAGCGGTGATTAGGGCTAAGAGGATTAAATATGATTGGGTTACGGGAAAAAGAAAATGATTGAATCAGATAAAAAAGCGATACAGAACAAAGAGGATTGGATTCGTTGGCAGGATGCCCGTAAGGATTGGGATACTTATTCTCGTGCTGATATTGACTTCTATTTGGGCAATCACTTTACTAAAGACCAGAAAGACCAATTAGACGAAAGAAACCAAACTTCTACTACGCTTGACAGGCTTTATTCTGCTGTTGAGCAATTCAAAGCTATTATAACTTCCAAGCCTCCAAAGTTTTCTGCTGTTGGTAGGGAAGATTCTGATTCTAAGTTAGCTTCTGTATGGAGGACTATATTAGAATATATATGGGACATTTCTGATGGGAATGAAGAGTTTAAGCAGGTTGTCCATGATTACGCTGTTACTGGATTAGGGTATCTTTATGCTTATTTAGATAAAGAGGCTGATTTCGGTAGAGGAGAGATAAAATTTAAATGTTTAAGTCCTTTTAGGGTTGTTGTTGATCCGGCTTCAAAGAATAGATGGTTTGACGATGCGAGTGCTATTCTTGTAGGTTTGACTATGACAGGCGACCAACTTGTTAATAACATACCTAAACTAAAGGATATTATAGATGATATTGAAACGATAGGTTCTGGAGGTGATGAAGACTTTCCTTCTTCCACACAACAGACTACTCAATCAACATTCACTCCTGACCAAGTAAAAGACAAAGATCCAACCCAAAAAAGTTACCGATTAATAGAGAAGTTTGAAAAGGTTAAAGTACCGTTTTATAGAGTCTCTTTCCAAGGTAGTGAATTTATAGTAGATGAAGACGGTAAGGACGAATTAGAGGCTGATATTAAGTTTATCTCTAATGATGTTGAATTTATCGAGATTATGCAGACAAGGATTAAAGTAACTGCTTCTGTTGGGCAGGTTCTTTTATATACTCATGTTTTAGATACTGATACTTACCCTGTTATCCCTGTTCCGAATATTTGGAATGGCACACCTTACCCAACATCTGACATAAGGAAGAATAGAGATTTACAGATTTATCTTGATAAACTCCTTTCTATTATAACAAGTCATGCACAGACATCTTCCGGTTTGAAGTTGTTAGTGCCTATGGGTAGTGTTGAAAATATAAGCACGTTAGAAGAGGATTGGGCTAATCCTAACGCTGCTATCGAGTATGACCCAACTATGGGCGAACCTCACTTCCCTGCCCCACAACCCCTGTCAAACTCTGTAATGACTCTTCCTAAGCTTATAGAGGGGTATATAGATTTGAATATGGGTATCTTTGAGTTGAGTCAGGGTAATGCAGAGGCAGCCCCAAGGACAGCTTCAGCTACTATGATGTTTGAGGATTTCGGTCAAAGACGTAGTAAGTCCAAGTTGAGGGATATTGAAGGTAGTTTAAAAAGACTTGGCAAGGTTATATATCAAATGAGTAAGGCTCACTATGACTTCCAGAAAACCTTTAGGATAGTACAGCCAAACAACGATATTGATGAATTTACGGTCAATTACTATGATGATAAGAGTGAAGAGGCGTTAAAACTTAATGACTTAGGTTCAGGCGAATACGATATAAGAATAATAGGGTCATCTACTTTACCTTCTAACAGGTGGGGAGAATGGCAAGTATATATGGAAGCTTACCAAGCGGGTCTTATAGATCAGACGGAAGCTTTAAAGAAAACAGAAATTTTTGATAAAAGGGGCGTTCTTGAGAGAACGAGTCTTGTTAGCCAGCTACAGAGTGCTTTGGCAAATGCTGAAGATCAGATTAAGAAACTCGGTGGTGATTTACAAACAGCTCAGAGAGAGACAATAGGTGCTCGTCAGAGAGTTGAGGTTGAGAAGACAAAGACTACCCTACACGGAATTGAGGCTGATGCGAAAGCAGAGTCCAAGGTACAGGTAAATAAACTACAAACTGCGGTCAACTCCTTAGGAAAATCGCAATAGAAAGGTATTTAAATGGAAGAACCCACAGGTGGAACTCAGGAAACTGGACAAGCCACTGGAGGAGAGGCACAGAGTATTGAATATTTTCAGTCAGAGAAAGACAAAGCTCAGAATTTGGCTGATGAACGGGGAACCGAAATAGAAGAGTTGAAGACAAAGCTTAATTCAATTCAGAATCCGGTAGCACCGGAAGAAGGTAAACCAAACGACTTCGATCCTTACGATGCTTTTAACAACCCTGAATCTGCTTCTTTTAAGTGGCGGGTGAAGGAGATGGCAGAATTAGCCAGCAATGCAGCAAGAGAGGCTGTCTCAACCGTTCAAGCTGACATGGTAGAACAAAAGTTCGAGGCTGATTTACGTCGAAGAGGATATAACGATGAACAAGTACAAGATTGTCTTGACTTCGCTAAGAACCCCCAAAAGAGACTGGGGGGGAACCCTACCGACGCTGTTATTAAACTATATGAGGCGACTTTACCTACGGAAACTCCGCAAGAGCCTTCGGTAAGGGAAACCCAAAAGCACCCCGATAATGTAGGGATAATGCAAGGGAAAGCTCCTGTCCAGACAGATCCTTCAAAGGATATGTTTGAAAGGGTAAAGAACGCTGGAGGTAAAAAAGCGTTTTAATAGGAGATTAAATTAAAATGGCAATTACACAAGGTACGAAAAAATCCTATGATATAACTGCTGCAGTCGGCACTGCTTCCGGTATCGGACAAGATGCAGACGTTAGACAATTATATTCATGGGGAGATGAGGTAGCTTCTCTGAATCCAGAGGAAAGTCCATTTTTCGTATATTTAAGCAATGTTGCTAAGATTCCTGTAGATTCTTCTGTTTTCAGATTTACTGAAGACCGAACAAAAACTGAATTTGCGAGTAGGACATTCCAGATTAATGGTGCTATTGGTACTGTTGTTGCGAATTCTACTTACTCATTTACTGTAGATGCAAACTCTGCGTCTGTAGATTGGCTAATTAAAGGTCAAGTATTTAATGTAACTACTGTATATGGTACTGGTGGATATGCTCAAGTTCCTGTAAGGATTGAAGATACCCCTATAGACCAAGGCACTACTACATCTTTTACTGGTAAGATCATTGATTTGTCCAATGCAAATGTTAGTGGATACAACTCTATCGCTGATGAC